AAGACAAGCCAGTAGAACGCCCAGAGGAAGATGTTGTGTCTGCTGTTGGTTACACCTCCGGAAGCCCTGACTACTCCTCTCCCGGCTCTAAAGAGATCGACGCAGAAGACCCTAAGTGCTATGCAAAGAAGGTTAAATATGAGAAGTCTGATGGTGGGACTAATGAGAAATACTATGTAAAATACGGAGACAAAGGGTTTATGTACGACCCTTGGGGACTTTACACAGAGAGAACGGAAAACAAAAAGCTGTACGGAGACAAGTCAACGTGGTACTTTCGCAAGGTTAACCGCAAGTCCTTTTTTTATTATTTAGATTTTCTTAAAACAAGAAACAAAGCGTGGCTACACAATGCAGAAAGAGAGGCTATAAATGGCTACTAGACTGACAAAGGTTGAGAAGTTTTTTATTGAGAACAATAAAGACCTTTCAAGCCAAGCAATTGCTGATGATATGAGAGCAGCAGTTACT